AGCGGCCGAGAAGTTGGAGGCGTTGGAGCTTTTGGACAAGGCGCAGGAGCACAAGCAGAAAAACTTGGCCCGAACCGACATGATCGAGTTCGCCAAGAGCGTGTATCCGGGCTTCAAGATCGGGCCCCACCACAGGAAGCTGGCCAAAATCTTCTCGGAAGTGATCGCCGGGACCAAAAAACGGGTCATCATCAACATTGCGCCGCGTATGGGTAAGTCTGAGTTCAGCTCCTACCTGTTCCCGGCGTTTTTCTTGGGCAACTTCCCCCAGAAGAAGATCATCATGGGCACGCACACGGCAGGTCTGTCCGAAGACTTCGGCCGACGCGTGCGAAACTTGCTGGCCGACGAGGATTACCATGGGCTTTTCCCCCAAACGCTGGTGGCAGACGATCAAAAGGCTGCTGGTAAATGGTCTACAAGCACTGGTGGTCAGTACTATGCTGCTGGTGTCGGCGGCGCTCTTGCTGGTCGTGGTGCTGACCTGTTCGTTATTGACGATCCTCACTCGGAGCAGGACGTCAAGGCCAACTCACGGCTGGCTTTCGACACTGCATGGTCTTGGTTCCAGACGGGACCGCTCCAGCGACTGATGCCGGGCGGTGCGATCATCATCGTGATGACGCGCTGGGGCAAGCTCGACCTGACTGGACGCCTGATCGACTACCAAGCCAAGAACCCCGACGCTGAGCCATGGGAGATCGTGGAGCTTCCGGCCATTTTGAACGAGGGCACCGAGAACGAGAAGTCGCTCTGGCCCGAGCAGTGGCCACTGGCCACCCTCAAGGCGACAAAAGCCAGCATTGACCCCCAGTACTGGAACGCCCAGTACATGCAGCAGCCCACCAGCAACAGCGCGGCCATCATCTCGCGCAAGTCTTGGCGTATATGGCTGGGCGACGAGCCGCCACGGTGCGACTACATCATCCAGAGCTGGGACACGGCGTTTGAGACCAAGACCACGGCCGACTATTCCGCGTGCACAACGTGGGGGGTGTTCTACAACGAGGAAGAGGGCGACAAGGCGCAGGTGATCCTGCTCGATGCGTTCAAAGACCGGATGGCGTTCCCCGAACTCAAGGCGATTGCGCTCAAACACTACAAGGAATGGTCCCCCGACGCGTTCATTGTGGAGAAGAAAGCCGCTGGTGCACCCCTGATCCAAGAGCTGCGGGCCACCGGCATCCCGGTCGAAGAGTTCAGCCCGAGCCGGGGTAACGATAAAATCGTGCGGCTGAACGCTGTGTCGGACCTTTTTGCGTCGGGCACCGTCTGGGCTCCAGACACGCGCTGGGCCCGTGAGGTGATCGAGGAAGTTGCATCGTTCCCCAACGGCGAGAACGACGACTACGTTGACACCACATCGCAAGCGCTGTTACGCTTCCGAAAGGGTGGGTTTATACCCCTTGACTCGGACGAGCAAGAAGACCGGACATTTCGTCGCCGCAGAGCGGCGTACTACTAGGAACACACATGGCGACCAACATTGACAAAGCCCTTTTCCAGCAGCCCATGGGCATTGACGCCGCAGGCGATATGGAAGAGCCGATCGAGATTGAGATCGTGGACCCCGAAGCGGTGCACATCGACATGGGTGATGTGGAGATCGACATCGAAAAAGGCGAGCCCAGCATCGACGACTTCGACGCCAACTTGGCCGAGTACTTGTCCGAGGGCGAGCTGTCCTCCATGGTCAACGACCTTGACGGCGACATTGACAATGACCGCAACTCCCGCAAGGAGTGGGAGAAGGCCTACGTCACCGGCCTGAAACTGCTGGGCCTGCAGATCGAAGAGCGCACCGAGCCTTGGGACGGCGCGTCTGGCGTGTTCCACCCGATGATTACCGAGGCGGTTGTCAGGTTCCAGTCAGAAACCATCACTGAGACCTTCCCGGCCATGGGGCCAGTTCGCACAAAGATCGTGGGCAAAGAGACCCCCGAGAAGAAAGAAGCCGCGCAGCGGGTGCAGGAAGACATGAATTTCCAGCTGACAGAGGTCATGCAGGAGTTCCGCCCAGAGCACGAGCGCATGCTGTGGAGCCTCCCGGCCACCGGTTCAGCGTTCAAAAAGGTCTACTTCGACCCCAACATCGGCCGTCAAACGTCTGTGTTTATTCCTGCCGAGGACATTTTGCTGCCCTACGGCACCTCGGACATCCAGTCTTGCTACCGCGTCACGCACGTCATGCGCAAGACCGAGAATGAGATCAAGAAGCTCCAGCAGGCGGGCTTTTACCGCGACGTGGACATCGGCTCGCCGGACAAGCACATCGACGAGATCAACAAGGCCAAGGACAAAGAGACGGGCTTTGCTGACCTGAACGACGAGCGTTACACCCTGTATGAGTCCCATGTGGAGCTGGTTGTCAAGGGCGACCCACGGGCGGCTGCTGACGAAGACGGGGAAGAAGTCAAGATTGCGCTGCCGTACGTGTTGACCTACATCCGTGGCAACAACACCGTGCTGGCCTTGCGCCGCAACTGGAACGAGGACGACAGCCTTCACCTCAAGCGCCAGCACTTCGTGCACTACCAGTACATCCCCGGCTTCGGTGCTTACGGCTTCGGTCTGTTCCACCTGATCGGTGGGTTTGCCAACTCGGCCACCAGCTTGATGCGTCAGCTGATTGACGCTGGTACGCTGTCCAACCTGCCCGGTGGCCTGAAGTCCCGTGGTCTGCGGATCAAGGGCGACGACACTCCGATTCAGCCCGGCGAGTGGCGCGATGTGGACGTTGGCTCCGGCGCGATCCGCGACAACATCCTGCCCCTGCCGTACAAAGACCCATCGGCCACCCTGTACAACCTGCTCAACACCGTGGTGGAAGAGGGTCGCCGGTTTGCCGCAACGGCCGACATGAAGATCAGCGACATGGGTGCCAACGCACCTGTGGGCTCGACACTGGCCCTGCTGGAGCGCCAGCTCAAAGTCATGACGGCCGTGCAGGCCCGGGTGCACTTCACCCTCAAGCAAGAACTCCAGTTGCTGGCGGCCATCATCCGCGACTACACAGACGACGAGTACACCTACGAGCCCGACGGCGAAGAAGGCCCACGGGCCAAGAAGGGCGACTACCGTCACGTTGACATCATGCCGGTGAGCGACCCCAACGCAGCCACTCTCTCCCAGCGCGTGGTGCAGTACCAAGCGGTGATCCAGCTGGCCCAATCTGCGCCGGACATCTACGACCTGCCCAAGTTGCACCGGGGCATGCTGGAGGTGCTGGGCATCAAGAATGCCGACAAGCTCGTGCCGCTGGAGGAAGACCAAAAGCCGGTTGATCCTGTGTCGGAGAACATGAATGCACTCAAGGGTAAACCCTTAAAGGCGTTCCAGTATCAGGACCATCAGGCCCACATCCAAGTGCACACGATGGCCATGCAGGACCCGATCGTTGCGCAGCTGATTGGCCAAAACCCTCGCGCACCGCAGATTTCCGCAGCCATGCAGGCACACATTGCCGAGCACGTTGGCTTTGCCTACCGCCAGAAGATTGAGCAGCAGTTGGGCATGCCCCTGCCGCCCGAGGGCGAGCAGTTGCCACCGCAGATCGAGATCGCCCTGTCCGGCATGATGGCCCAAGCCGCGCAGCAGGTGCTGCAGCAGAGTCAAGCACAAGCTGCCCAGCAGCAAGCCCAGCAGCAGGCGCAAGACCCTGTTGTGCAGATGCAACAGCAAGAACTCCAGATCAAAGCCAAAGAGGTGGACATCAAGGAGAAGAAGGTGCAGATCGACGCGGCCGCTCGTGCAGACGAGCTGGAGCTGAAGAAGCAAGCACTGGCAGGCAAGATGGAGCTGGACGGCTTCAAGGCTGGCCAGCAGGCTCAGCAGGCAGAGAAAAAACTGCAGGCTGACCAAGAACGCGAAGGTGTCCGCATGGGCATCGACATCGCCAAGAGCAAGCAGCAGTCCGCTGCCCAAAACCAAAGGAAAGGCCCTCGTAACCAATGATCTCCGAATTCGCACGCGTATTGCGCGAGAAATTACGCACCGACATGAACAACTACGCCGATGACTTGGCGGGTGGGGCATGCCGCTCTTTCGACGATTACCAAAAACTCTGTGGTGTGATTCAAGGCCTAGCTACCGCAGAGCGTCACTTGCTTGATTTGGTTGAAAAAGTTGAGGCGTCCGATGAGTAAGGCGTGCTCTTGCTGTGGGCAGGTTAAGGCTTTTCCCGTCTGGTGACGGGCTGGTCACCGCACAGTTTGCGGTGTTTTAAGAAAGTAGAGCAATCAGATGAGTGAAATCATTCTGCCTCCGGGCATCACACTGCCCAAACACATCCAACCGATCGACGCCCCCGAGGCCGATGCGGACAACGAAACCAAAGCGTCAGCGCTGCCTATCCCGACCGGATACAAGCTGCTGTGCGTCGTGCCCGAGGTCGATGAAAAGATCGCCGGTACGAGCCTCGACCTCGTTCGAGATGCTGCGACCATGCGAGCGGAAGAACATGCCACCACGGTGCTGTTCGTGCTGCGGGTCGGACCAGACGCGTACAAAGACCCTGCCAAGTTCCCGTCGGGCGCGTGGTGTCAAGAGGGTGATTTTGTGCTCGTGCGCACCTACACAGGTACGCGTTTTAAGGTGTTTGGTAAGGAGTTCAGGGTTCTGAACGACGACCAAATTGAGTGTGTTGTGCAAGACCCAAGAGGTTACACGCGTGCCTAAAGTTTTTGCCACCATTGAGGAAAAGCGTGCTTATGAAGCCGCAAAGTCTCGTCGTTGGCGTGAAAAAAACAAAGAGCAAGTGCGTGAAAGCAAGCGGCGTTACTACGCAACTGAGCATGGCAAAGCGCAGAAACGCAAGGAAGACGCAGCTTTTGCAGCTTCTGGCGGTCGGAAGGTCGTTGAGGCAAGACGCGCCGCCAAGCCAATTTCTGATGCGCGAAAGGCGGCGAGGGCTAAATGGGCGACCAACAAGCAAGATTACTTCACGGCCATGCGGTCGTACCGAAGAACCCTTGAAAAAGAGTTGGACCCTTTTGAGTTCTGGGTTTTACAGGAGGCCGTGTCTTTGGCGCGTCTTCGAGAACGTCTGGTTGGCGGCCAATGGCATGTTGACCATATCGTACCGGTGTCCAAGGGCGGAGACAGCCGCCCCGACAATTTGCAAGTTGTACCGGCAACTTGGAATCGACGCAAGTCGAACGTACACGCCGAGCGTTTTTTCGGCGCATAAGGAGCAGAAATGAGTGAATACAAATTCCCAGACGAACTGGACGACGACAAAACCGTCGATCTAGAAGTCTCAACTGACAACGATGTCGAAATCGAGATCGTTGACGACACCCCCGAGAAAGACCGGGGCCGCAAACCCTTGGACCGCGACGTGGCCGACCCCACGGACGACGAGATCGAGTCCTACTCCGACGGCGTCAAAAAGCGCATCAAGGAGCTGACTCACGCACGTCACGACGAGCGCCGGGCCAAAGAGGCACTGCTGCGCGAGAAGCAGGAGCTGGAGCGCCTTGCCCAGCACATGGTGTCGGAGAACAACCGACTCAAGCAGTACGTCAACTCGGGCACGGAGCAGTACGCTGCATCCCAGCTGTCACTGGCCGAGACTGAGGTGGAGAAAGCCAAGCGTCAGCTCAAGGAAGCGACAGAGGCATTTGACACGGACGGCGTCGTCGCGGCACAAGATGCCCTGATGGATGCCAAGATCAAATTCCAAGCTGCAAAAAATTTCCGCCACACCCCTTTACAGGTGGAAGAATCTGATGTACAAACTCAGCAAACGCAAGTATCACGTCAAGAACTGGACGACAAGACTGTTCGCTGGCAGGCAAAAAACCAGTGGTTCGGTTCGGCGGGATACGAGGAAGTCACCAGCTTTGCACTAGGGCTGCACCAAAAACTAGTCAACTCGGGACTTGACCCCCGCTCTGATGAATATTTCGAGCGCAGTGATGCTCGCATGAAGTCGACATTTCCGGAAGTTTTCGGCAGTGAAGACAAGCCACGTTC